CAGAAGCGTCAGGAATTTGATCGCCGCATTGTACCGGTTTAAAAAGTTCTTCTGTTCGGTCCCCTCATCAATGCCGATACGGGAAAACAGGTTATAGACTGCAATGTCCTTACTGAATTTGACAATATTTCCGGGAGGCTTGGGAAGCGGAACCGTATATCTCTTTGCGAGATACCCGTCGATCTCCCCATCTGCGTCCTGGATCGCCTGGAGGATCAGGGGACGGATCTTTGCCTCCCGCTCCCTCTCATCCTCAATATAGGCGTCGCCGATCAGGGCATCCAGCGTGTCTGTTTTCAGCATTTCCCTTACTTCTTCTGCGGTGCTGTACATGGCTGTTCCCCCTTACGCCTCGGTTCCATCACTGAAATATGCCATCTGCCAGAAGCCGAACCCTGCATTTCCCCGGCTGTCCACGCCATACAAAAACTGCTTGGAGAAAAAGACGTTGTCATCCGTTTCATTGGTCTTTGCCACGAACTTTGCAGGCTTTCTCTGCTGGTAGATGAGCGGCTTTACCGGGCGTCTGGTACATAAGAGATACCACTGAGTTTCCTGATCGGCCAGATCCGGCAGCACCAGGATCTCTGCTGTATCTTTCATTGTATTGGTCGTTCCCTCGATCTCATCCGCCTTGATGATCTTGCGCGCCGTGCTTTCCAGAGACGGCGGCACCACCAGAAGATCCGGGATCAGGCGCAGGGGACGGCCTTTGCTGTTGGTGATGGACATCATGGACGACCGTGCGGCTGCATAGCTTTCCGCCCCCAGCTTCTTCTTTCCTTTGTTGCTCACCGTTTTTTTGCCGATCTTATGGCTGTCTGAGAAAAAGGCCTGCCCGTCATAGCATTTTTCCGTGGTTCCCTTTTTGAGAAGGCCAAAGACCAGCTCATCCGGGTGCAGGGCAGCACTCTGTCCCAGCATCTGCACGGATGGGTTATACAGGCCGATCTTGTCATCCTCAACCGCCTCTTTTGGCAGCCCTACCGTCAGCTCAAAGCTTTTATTTTTAACCGTGTAATCGCTGGCCGTCAGGTTCTGGATCTCACGATCCCCGATCCATTCCCTCATTCCGGGGATATCCCCCAGCCATGCATAGGTTTCTTCCCCTGTTGTGGACGGAACAACGGTTGCAACCTTCTGGTACTGCGGCTCTGCCTCCGCAAACGCTTTATTGTAGATTGTATTGAAGCCC